GAAGCTGATGATCACGTCGTCCTTGATGATGTCACCCAGTCCCTGCTTGTCGAGCCACTCGGTGGCCGACTCCGCCATGCCGGCTCTGATCCCGGCGCTGACGTCGTCCTTGACCTTGACCTTGTAGCCGTCCTCCATGACGAACTCGACCATGCCGACCGAGGTCATGGCATCGGGGAGGGCCTTCTCCTGGATGTTGCGGAGGGCCTCCTTCTCGGTGGCCAGCTGCCCCTCCAGGTCAAGCACCTTGTCCTCCTGCTCGCGCTGGCGCTTGGCGAGGACCGAGATGGTCTGGAGGTCATTGTCGGATGCTTCGAGGATGGTCTCGTCACCCAGGATGTCGTCGAGGATACTGCCCAAAATCTCATGTTGCAAACCAGTGTTGTCAGGTGTATAGAAATTGAAAGGGTGTTCTTCTGTCAAAATTTCATGCACCGTAGCTTGCAGAATGCCGCCTCTGTTGCGAACGTTGTGATCAGCGCACATGTCACACATGAAGTATGAGTGATCATCCTTGTGGTGGTAAACTAAAGCGACTGCCGGTTTGTTGCACAAAATGTTACCGGTCACATGCTCCTGGCAAGCCTTGCCTGTGAAATCTACACTGGTCACGCCGTCACCCCCTCTCGGAAGATGTGGACCGGGATCCCCTTCTTGAGGTTCTTGTACAGGCGCCTCGCGCTGGTGATCAAGAGCATGCCGAGCTGGTACCTGGGGTAGATGAGCTGCTTCTTGTTGTTTAAGCGGTTGATGCCCTGCTTGATGCCGCCGAAGCTGAAACTCTTTCCGGTGCTCATGTCCCTGTAGGTGTGATGCTGACCCCGGGGCATCGCGTTGCCCTCTCCGTATGACTGCCTTCGCAGTCGCTTTGCCTTGACTCCCCTCATTCCTCTAATCCTCCCGTGTCGTTTATTTTCCGCCGAGGCGGTAGTGCAGATCGAATTGTACTTCAAAGTATTGACCCAGCTCGCGGTCCCACTTCAGGAACTTGACCCGGCCGCGGTTCATCTCCGCAGCCACAATGGCGGCCATGGCCTGGAGTGTGGGATCACCGACCGCGATCAGGTAGTCATCATCGCAGAACCCGCGAAGCTCAGACTTCATCTGCCAGACGGTCGGGGCCGTGTTCAGCGCGACCGGGCCGGATGGGCACAGGACCACGGGCTCACCGAACTGGCGGGCCTTGTTGAAATTCATGGTCGATACCATCTTGCCGGTCGACTGGTCGCGCCGGGTCGGCTCCTGGGGAATGTAGACCTTCGGTCCCTTGCTATCACCAAGCAGTCGTTCGTCTGGGGTAATGTTTGTCACGCCGTCTCCTCCTGTAATCCTTGAGGGCAAGGTAGAATACCTCAAAGAAAATGTAAACTAATTAAGAATTATATTTAGCTAATCAAATCCAGTTGCTGATCCGATCCCCGTTGACCAGGTCCGCCAGCTCCTTCTTGCTACGCAGGGCATCGATGACCTTCTCGTCCAGGGTGTCCGGAGCCACCAGGTCGATATAGGTCACGGGGTTCTTCTGTCCTATACGGTGTGCCCGATCCTCCGACTGTAGTCTGTCGTCCAGAGAGAAGCTGTTCGAGTAGTACACGACCGTGGTCACTGCCGTCATGGTCTGGCCGCGGCTCACGCCCTTGGCCTGTGGGTTGCCGACCGCGAAGCGGAGCGCGGGGTCCTCCTGGAGCCGCTTGATGCTGGCCTGACGCTCTTCCGGGTCGATGCCACCGTGAAGCTCACAGACAGCGGCGAAGCCGTACCGGTCCCGCAGGGCCTGGGTGATGGCCCCCAGCTCGGCCCTGAACCGGGCCCAGATGAGGACCTTGCCGTCGACCTCTTCAAGTAACTCCATGAGGGACGCGATGCGGGGGTTGACCTCGTCGATGGCCTTGGGCTCCGTCTTGACGCACATGGGCGGGAAGTTGTCCGTTTCGGATTCTTCGAAAAAATCCTCGTCCTCAAAGCTGTACTCGGCCGCGTCCGGTACGAAGAATCCACCCACGACCTGCTGGAGCCTCAGCATCTTGGTGAAGGCCAGCGTGGCGGTCATCTGCATCCCGCCCATCTCGGCGATCACGCCCTTGCGGAGCTGGTCGTAGATCCGGCGCTGACGGTCGGACAGCTCGACGTACCGCTTGGTGAACAGCTTCTCCGGCAGGTCGAGGCAGTCCGCCTTGGTCCGTCTGGTGATGTACGGCGCGATCTTGGCGCGAAGCTCTTCGATGCGCTGATACTGGGGCTTTCCATTGTCGTCGGTCAGTACGAACTGAGCAAACTTGGCCTTGGGGTTTCGCTGCATGATGCGGCTGACCTGCATGGCCTGGTCGCGCTCATGCTTTGGTGCGAACCTGCCCTGAGCCAGTATTGCGGCCACATCCACGATCTGGCAGTACCTGGCGCGGAACGAGTAGAGGCTGGGGATACCGATGATCTCGGGGTCAAGCCAATTCATCTGGCTCCAGACGTCCTCTGGGCCCTGGGTCAGAAGGGTACCATTGAGCAGGCGACGGTACGGAAACCGCTCACGCATGGCCAGGATCTGCTTGGTGCATCCGGCGGACGGATTCTTGATGATGGTGGACTCGTCGATGGCCCCGACGCAGCGGAAGGAGTTTATGAACTGGGTGATGTAGTCGCGGCCACGCTTGGTGTTCACGGCCTCGACGTTTACAGCGAGGAACCGCAGGGCCTGGGTCATGTGCTTGGGGGGTTTGTCGAGGGCTTGGAGTGCCGCCTTCTCTTCCTTGTTCGGGGATGCTGACCAGTAGGCGGACACGCACTGGATGTAGTCTGGCATATGGGCAGGGATCTCGTTCAGGATCCAGTTGCGGTGGACCCCGTTCGGGGCGATGACCAGGACCCCGGTGATCTTTCCCTTGAGGAAGAGCCAGGCCACGGTATCGATGAGCTTCTTCGACTTGCCCGTACCCTGCTCGTCGGTGAAGCCGAATACGACTGCGTCCCTGGAGAGGAGAAAATCCTCTGCCTGGTGGTCAAACGGCTGGGTCTTGAACCGGTAATCGGTTACGACTGGTGACAACGGTGGGACCTCCAAATATAACATAGCAATTCCTAAATCCTACAGTATTTACAACCTTAAATTAAACTGGGGCAAAAGTATACCACAATAATATTATTTTTCTTTAATACATACATCCCGGGGGCCTCCCTATTATAAGGGAAATTACTTGAACAAAATATAAAAATAGGTAGTAAATATGCCCAGGGCATTATATAGATGCTTACCCAGTACGCAATAATAGGATAATACGTAAGATTTCTAGAATACTTTTACATTATTTAAATTTTGTTCAATTATTTTTGCTATATATAGGCGGCTCGACCGTGTAGTAAAAAGCCCCCGCCGGAGCAGGGGCACCACACGACCAATCCCGAGGCGGGGGAGTGGCAAGCAGATTTACTTTCGTTCCAGCGAGGGCATCTCTCCCCAGGTATCCGACCGTGACGAGGCCAGGGCCCGGATCACGTCATCTCGGCTCATGTCCCTGTTCAGCTCGAGTATGATCTTGCCCCCGATGACCGTGAGCTGGGTGACCAGCGGCGCCACCTGGGACAGAACAGCACCCGCGGCAGGGTTGTATATACTGACGACCGGCGCCGCCAGTTGGGCCATCTGCCCAGTGAGCAGCACTCCCTGCTCGATGTTCTTGAGGTCTTGCTCATTCACTTAGCACCTCCGATCCCGCTCTGGGTCTGTAGTATGACGAGCCGCTGCACCAGGTCCTGGAGGGCCATCATCTGCAGCTCGTACTGGGTGCTGTCCCCTGTAGTCAGATACACCAGCATCGCGTCTGTGGCGGCATCGTAGGCGGGCTTTGAGCTCTTGTACAGCTTCCCGATCTGCTGACACACGTCTTGACTCAGTACCCCGTCCTGGCACGGCTTGGCCGCCACGGTTCGGATTCCGATTATAGTCTCCTTGGCCGCCAGCAGCGACTTACCGGCCGTAACCGCCGGATCCTGGGTGCGCCCCGTGGCGCATCCTCCCAGGAGCAGCACGACCAGGACAGCTGCCCCAGCTCCGCCTCCCCACTTGCTCTTCTTGAGCACGTTGAGCAGCGCCTGGAGCACTCCGTTGGACTTGCTGGGCACGAATGGAAGGAACTCGCTGATCATCAGGATCAGGATCGGAACCAGCCACACGGCATTTTCGGTGAACCACTTCATGATCTCGTTCATCTCTGCCTCCTCTCTATTTTTGCACGGTCATTTGATGCTGTTCCAAATCGACAGTATCTGCAGCAGGGCTCCTCACCGTGTCGTCCGTTCCGCCTCATCAGCGGACAGTACGAGACGGTTCCTCCCGGGACAACTTGGACATCCATTTGGGCACCCCTCGAACATCATCATCCCGAACTCCGGACAGCTGAACATGGCCTCCTCCATATTGTGTATCGAGCGGCGAAGCTGGTCAAGATCCGGTATCATTGCATCCTCCGATCGCCCTACAGTGCCCCGACGTACTTCTCGGCCCGCTTGAATATGACCCGCGGGTACTCGTTCACAGCCTTCCACAGGGGTCGCCCGTACAGCACCGAATTTTCCAGTGGCCCGTGTGCATCCTCCAACCCACCAATCCACCGATCTGTGGGTGTGCCCTGGGCCGTTGCATATCGTCTCCTAGCTGCGATCCGACCTCCGCCTGCGTTATACCGCACCAACGTCATCATCCACGATTCACGCTCGTTTATAGCGACTGACTGGGAATAGTTACTCCGATCCTGGAGCACTAGGAACATCAGCTGATATTTGGTGTTGTATGGGTCGTTCTGCCAGTCCCACCCCCTCAGTGCCTTGTACTTGACCGCATCCAGATAGATGTTGAACCGCTTGGTGATGGTCATCTGCACCAGGCCCCTGCCCAGCTCGCGTGGGGTCTTGAGGGTGGCGTTCTCCTTCCATGAACTCTCCTGCTCGATCTGCCCGCATGAGATGTGTTTGAGTGGGGCCGCGGGCCACTGGGTCTTGAAGGCTTCGCGGAGTGTCGGAATGTGCTTCTGGGCATTGGGGGGTATCGCACCCCCCGCAACCGTAGGCAGTATGAGCAGAGCCACGAGGGCAAGCCACCTCATCAGCTGGCCCTGAATACTGCGAGCACGATCAACCCCAGGAAGATGAGGAAGGCCCCGATAACTGTGCTCGCGCCTCCGGGAGTGCTCAGGGCACGCTGCACATCCTCCCGAAACGACACCGCGGGGAGCACGCCCCATCCGTTGGCCACGCCTATGACCAGGGCCAGCGCCCCGATCATCAGGCACACGATGGCCACGGCAAAGGCCGCCGTCTTGAGGCTGATCAGGTCTGGGCAGCCCCAGAGTCCGAAGGCCACGACCAGGAATACTGCGGAAAATTCTCTGATGTACTTCATTGCTGCCTCCTATTCTATTCTGAATCTGTGCTCCAGCTTGATTGCTGTAAACTTCTCCGAACGCTCGTATGCGTCGATCGCGTGCCTGCTGTAGTGGTCTGCCGTGATGTACAGATTGTCGCTGAGCCTGAACCGCACGCCCACGGTGAACTTGGCCGACGTGGGGTTGAATGAGCCCTGGCCGTTCAGCTCACCGAACAGTGTCTGCACACCCACGTAGGGCCTGCACCAGTCGGTCGTCTTCTCCAGCAACACGTCAAAGACATACCTTGACCCCTTGACGACGTTCGTGTCGATCGTGGGTCCGAATGACGTAACCAGCTCACCGGCGTTGCAGCTGACCGCCGTGAGCAGAATGATTGAGATTACTCTGATGATCATGATCAATTACCCACAATGATAAAACTGAAGCTGCGATCTGCCATAGCACCACCGGGTGCGTTAATATAAAAAGAGGCATTGCCAGCATTTACATTGGCTTCTATGGTATACCCAAATGAAGTACCGTTAAGGGTAGCAACTACTGTAGGTGCTGAATTAAACGCTTCAGCAAAAGTAAGGGTGTAGTACCCAATACTGTGAGACGTGGTGAATCCAGCCCCCACTGCTATCGTACCGTCCGCGTTGAGTCTGCCCCTCAGGATGCGAAGGTCGCTCTCACCTGATGAGTACGGCGCCTTGGATGACCCCACGCTCAGCGTGCCCGTGGTGATTGACTCGGCACTGAGATTTGTCACAGTTATGTTGGTGGCGTCGAGCGTGCCCGTGGTGATCTTGCTTGCGTCGATGCTGGCTATTACCCCGTCGGTTGCCGTTATAGTACCGGTCGCAATCTTCCCAGCAGTCACGGCATTGGCCGCCAGTTCGGTGGCTGTCACTGCCCCGGCAGATATCTTTCCAGCCGTTACGGCATTGGCCGCAAGCTCATTGGCCGTGACTGCACCCGCCGCCAGCTTGGCCGTGATCACGGCACCGGATGCTATTTCAGTGGCCGTGACTGCCCCGGCAGCAAGCTTGGCCGTGGTTACGGCACCCGCATTTATCTCGGTGGCCGTGACCGCATTGGCCGCAATCTTACCGGCCGTAACTGCGCTTGCACCAATCTGGTCTGCAGTTACAGCACCCGCCGCCAGCTTGGGCGTGCTGACCGAGCCGTCAGTGATCTGGGTCGAAGTGATCTGGCCGGTGACCTTTGCCGCCGCGACCGCCGCGATCTGAGCATCTGACAATTGTCCGGTGACCTTTGCTGCCGCGACCGCCGCGATCTGAGAGTCGGCCAGCTGTCCGGTGACGTCGGTGGCTGGCACGACTGCAGTCCAGGCACTACCGTTGTAGCGGTATAACTTGTTGTCTGTAGTCAAGAACACCATGCGGCCCTGGAAGTTGGCCACGTATGGGAGCGTCCCTACGATCTCGATCGGGGTCAGATTCTGGGCAAACTTGGCCGCGGTCAGCTGAGCATCGGCGATCTGAGCGTTGACCATCTGTCCAGTTACGTTCGACGCCTTGACCTGAATCGAGCTGTACTGTACCTGGAGGATGCTCGGCGGGGCAAAGGTCTTGACCGCCCCACCCTGAACTATGGGGATCTTGTCCGACGGGCCCAGCGGAAGGGTGGCGGACGACTTCCCGTCGAAGTAATCCAGCATGGTGAGGTTGGCACCGAACGCCAATGCGGGTATTAGGATGAGGGCTGCTAAAAATTTCTTCATGGATGTGAACCTCCCTAGTGTTTTATGCAGGGCATAAGGGCAATGCTTCTGGGTCGCGTCTCAGCGCCGGACTTTCTGAAAGCAAGGTTGTATGCCGTACTTCCCCCATACCCAGTGAGTGCCCACGGAGAGTATGTACCGTTGTCCGGTACGGCTCCCGGGTTGCTTACGGCTGCTCCGGTGGTCGTCTTGAACTCCGATAGGCTGTTGCTCTGGGGAGCTTGAGCAGACCCCAGTGCGCGCCCGGCATCAATGCCCCTGCCGTGGTCCCAGCCTCGTATGAACTCACCGCGGAGGTCCGGGAGCTTGAATGTTGTTGCTCCGTCACCGGCGCCGTAGGTCGTGCCGATGGCCGCAAACAGATTAGCATATGTGGCCCTGGTCACCAGATCCCCGTTGGCCTCCAGGTAGCCGGCTGGGGCGGCATTGGCAGCTGTATAGATGACAGTGCCTGCGGGCACCTCCGGAGTTATGGCACTGGCCCAGTAATCCGGGTTGGTCATCGGGTTCTTGTCGAGGCTGGACACCGTTGACCGATATATCATACCGTCACTGCCCATGGCAAGGGCACCCACCGGATATTGGATGGTGGCGCACCATGGCAGCGTGCCGTATGTCTCAAGCAACCCCAGCAGGCTGGTCAGGCGCCGCATGACCTCGTTGAAGTTTTCGCTGCGAACCACAGTGGCGTACGGCCATCCGTCAACTATGGTTGCTGCCTCAAGCTCGCTGTTGGCGTAGGTGGTGCCCTCGGCGGGTGCTCCACCCGGGAGGTCCGGTGCTGCGTCAGCCCAGACGGCCCCGCCCAATGTCAGTATTCTGTCAGCCATACACGCCCCCTAAATTGTAATATTGCTCCCGGTTGTCTCATCCACCATGAATGCCCCGGACTCCTCATCAACGATATTAAGCGAAATCACGTCAACTATCCGCCACGTCATGGGATATGGCGGATAGTATATATCGTCGCATGAGCTGTTGGACGCCGACTCGGTCAAGAACGTCAGTATGTGGCTCGGTATCGCTTCCGCCGTAACCAGATTGATGTCCATGGGGTCAGCTGCAAACTGAAACGATACCCGTATGCCATACGCGGTTTCGATCGCAGCCTGGATCTCCGGGATAGATCCGTACTGGGTGAAGTTTCGGAGCACCTTGGCCTCGATGAGGTTTCTGTAGATGCCATCACCGGCAAGCTCCAGCGTGCCCACCGGTGACCCGGTGACCCAGGCCATGGCCGTGTCTGGGGTATAACCGGCAGTGTCCGGAGTCAGCCACCTTAGCGTTCCATAATCGAACACGGTTCTGACCTGGCCCACGATCCGCCCTATGGCCTCAAGATTTACTCCCGACGCCCGGGTCGGTGTCCTGAAGGACTGAACGTCGGTCGCCGCATCCCGCAGGGCCTGGATCTCTGTCGTCATGGCTGCGAGCATACTCTTGAGCACGAAACTTGAGCTGAACTGCTTGAGCAGTCTGCTCTCGGCCCTCGCGACCATGTCCTCTGCCGCGAATGATACGTCGGTAAATGGCATCAGCTCACCGTGACCGTTATGTTGAGTGCATCAAATGTTCCGATCTCATCCCAGTCGATGACCAGTGTGGCCAATGTGGCCGGCTCCCCAACACCAACCCCCACATCCAGTATCTGGGTACCCGGGACACTTCCCACGGGAATGTACAGGTCAGACGCGTATATGTCCTCACCGATCTGTATCCTGTCACGCCCCCAGTCTGTGGTCACGCCCAGTGCTGCGGTACCGCTCTGAGCATAACTCGTTATTGCAGCCTTGATCAGGTCAGCACCGTTGGCAGGCCACGCTGTGGCATCTATGACCTTTACCGACACGCTGACATAAATGGGCACCGGCGTCGGTCGTATAAAATTCATCGAATACGCCACACCCTGGGCATCGTACACCTCGACCGAAGTGGTACCGTATTGGGGGAAGGCTGAAGCCTTGAGCCACAGGATGTCTGCAATCTCGGTATTATCTCCGCCGTCGATGACCACGGCAATGTTCTTGGCGGGTATCCCGCGAGCATCAGTCTCGTTGGTCAGATTCTGATAAACCCGGACGTAGGTCACTCCATCAAGGTTGTTCAGGGCACTGTACACGCTCTCGATCAGGCTGGAGCTAGTCGTCATGGTGCTGGCCTGCTGACGAGTGCGGAGCGTTGTGTCAATCTCTCCCGCATTGCGCCGTATCCCGTTCAGCTGCACCAGTCCGCTGAGCCCGGCCCCGGTGGCCTTGAGCGGGTCGAACTGGTTGTAGCAGAGCTGGAGCTGCTCCCAGCATGCGGCCAGCTGATCCGACAGCGAGTTTACAATCTGAACAACCAGATCATTCTCGTTGTCGAGGTCCGGCGTCAGATACTCGCCCGTCGTGGGGTCTTGGACCGTTGACAGGGCAGTGACCATATCGCTGCGGATGTTGCTGAGCCTCTTTAAGACAAATCCCTGATCAGTCACTCCGTACGTCGTCATTCCCTCACCTCACATTTCAGCTCTGCGCAAATTTGATCGTCACCAGCTCAGGGGCACCCACGTCCAGTACCACGGCGATGCTCAGATCCCTGCGGGTCATAGCCATGTCGAACCGGGCGATGCCCACCACCCCGGGAACGCCAAGGATGATCTGACGAAGGATTGCCTCGACCTGATGCTTGTCCTTGCTCCCCAATATGACCTCGTACCAGGGCACCCCGGCCGGAACATTGAGGAAGTACTCCTGCCAGTGGTGCTGAAGGGTCACGATGACTCTCTGAGCAATCTCGTCGATGCCCGACACGGTCAGCAGCTGTCCGCTGCGGATCGTCAGGTCGTGGTTGATACTGTCAAGCTTCCAGGTAAAACTCATACCGGCACCCCGGTCTGCCCACCCTGTGGGTCAGTGTGCTTGTGGGCGGTCAGATCGACGCCCGCCGACGTGGTGATGCTTCCGTTGAATACCGTGGCTCCGGTGACCGTCAGGCCGGCGTCCAGCGTCGTGACCCCCATGACCTCCACCGTCTCGTGGAAGGTAACCGGCTTCAAGAACGAGGCGGGTCCGTCGAACTCCAGACCGTCATCCCTGACTGTGACTCGGACCGTGCGGGCCCGGTTGCGGAGCTCGATCCCGTCCTCGCACCAGGACCCCAGGACCTGGGTCAGCGGCGGCGCACAGGCCAGGGCGAATGCATCATTCAGACTGTGGTGTCTGGCCCCGGTGGCCCCGGTCTCGGCCGACTGGACACCACCCAGCTGATGCCAGTTGTCAATGGCCCGCTGGCTGAACA